CTAGAGTATTAGATGTTATAATACCAGATTTAATGCCTCCTACATTAGTATTTGCAAATCATGATATTAGTTTTAATGAAAATGATTTAGTTGATGGTTCTATTAATAGTGTAATAACAAAGCTAATACAGGATGTAAGTTATATTGATCTAAACCAAAGTTATGATTTAACCCTTAGTAATACTTATTATAGTTATTATCAAGACACTACATATGAATTATCAAGTAATAATCTAATTAATTCTTTAGTATCAATTGATATATCTAAAATAAATATTGACTTTAAAACTAAGTTACCATTATATATTGATATTTTATATACAATAAAAGATAATGCCAATAATATTAATACTATTATTAGAAAAATACTTTTAAATAGAGCAGAAGACAGGCCAATATTTTATTACTTTGATATAAACAATAGTAATTATATGAAAATTACTCCAAGCAATCCATTGCCATTACTTTCAATAGTAGATAATATAACTATTGAGATATTTAAAGCGGACCTTACAAATTATATAAAAATAGTTGATCCAAGACAAGCTGCCCCTAATAGTTATTTGACCGATACACCGCTTTCAATAAGTAATTTTAATAGCACACCGCTATTAAAACTTAGTTATATCGAAATTTATGATGTATCATTAATTAATGCATATACTATACCAATTGCAATATATAATGTAATAAGCAATCAATTTATAGATTTCTTTAAATATACTAATAGTGCAGGTCAAGAATTAGATAATAGCAGTAAAATACTTTTAAATGTTGGAACATATTATTTATTGTATATAAGTAGCGCAAGCCCAATAACAAATGATATTAGAAGCGAAAATAGAATATTAAATATAACTATTGCTATTAAAGCTATTCCAATTATAACACATTGTTGCTATCCTAAGGTCGAATATAAACCGATTCAAGACAATTATAAATTAGGCTCTCAAAATGCAAGACGTATAAAACGTGCAAAATATATTATTAATACCAGCAGATAATTTATGAAAAATATAAAAATATGAAAAATATAAAAATAACAAAAATTAAAATTTTTGTTTTTGTTTTGTTTTGTTTTGTTTTGTTTTGTTTTTTATTAAAATTGATAATTCTAATTTCGTATTTCTTTAAGTCTTTAAGTCTTTAAGTCTTAATAATACTATTATTATGAATTTTACTAAAAATGAGGTTAAAGTGTATAATAATAGCGAATTAATGTTATATCAACGGGTTCATTTAGAACTATTAGTTTCTGAGCTATCAGAAATTAATAGTTTATTAACTTTATTTTATAAAAATGAAATGCAATCCAAATTATATAACAAACAACAAAAATATGAAAAATATAAAGCAAAATTAATGGAAAAAATTAAAAATAGTAAACGATTATTGAAAAACACCAAAATTAGGTTAAATAATAATATTAACAAATGTTTAGCATAAAACTATATCATTGGTTCTAAAATGTCAATGTTAAAAAGTGCACTACTATTATTTATTTTTTTCTTGGCAATTTGATACTTTTCAAATAATGGATTTTTCAATACATTTTGTGGTGTATGTTTATGAACAATACGCGCTATCATTTTATATAACTTGAAATCGGGATATCTCTCCGATCCGTCATTTTTATATAATATATTTTTATTTTTATCATCATAAACCCATTCTATTATTAATTTTTTAATAGAAGATTTTACTTTTTTAATATTTTCTAAATCTTCAATAAAATAATCAAATAAGCTGCATCCTAATCTACATAAGTCAAAGCTGTAATTTGGGTCTATACGAGGCTTATTTTCATTAAAATATGGTTCACAATTATATTGTGTGCTTGCATCGCCATCTTCAGAATAGCTGTCACTACATATAAACTTATTTTTAAATCTATATATTGCTCTACCAAAGTCAATTATTTTGTATATTTTGCCAAATGTGGGCACTTTATAATGAATATTATTGTATTTGTAATATAAATATTTTTTTTCTGTAAATACATAGACAATATTATTAGTATGAAGATCATTATGAGTAAAATGAAATACTTTTTGATATGTAATTAGTGTAAATAATATTTGTAAAACAATTGACTCCCATTCATCGTCACTTATTTTTTTACTTAAAATATATGAATCGAGTGTATCTTCACAACATTCTAATACAATCATTTTGACTGGGAATTTGTTAATAATACAATTAATCTCATCGCATAGTGAATTATCTGAACTTGAACTATCACTATTTGTGCTATTAGTATTAGAATCACACGATTCATTGCTTGAATTTGTAACACTTGAGCATGTATTAGATGAGCGAGATGAACATGTTATACCTGACTTATTTGTTTCATTAATACTTGTATTAATGTTACTCGATTTATGTGAATTTTTTTCTATAATATTAAGATTTTCATATGTCAAACTACATTTGGTTGTATTGTTCATTTCAAGTGTTTCAAGTGTTTCAAGTGTTTCAAGTGTTTCAAGTGTTTCAAGTGTTTCAAGTGTTTCAACTGTTTCAAGTGTTTCAAGTGTTTCAAGTGTTTCAAGTGTTTCAAGTGTTTCAACTGTTTCAACTGTTTCAACTTTGTCATGTTTGTCATCTTTGTCATCTTTGTCATCTTTGTCATCTTTGTCATTTTTGCATATACTTTGTTCTTCTATCTTATTATTTGTTAGAATACATAAATCTAACTCCTCGACTGATAATGGATTACTAATATTTAATAATAATGTCTTCTTATTTTTTTTTGTGTTATTAAAAAAATATTTAACTTTATCATTTTCTTCTAGAAAGAAGAGAGAATTCCTATGATTATGAAAATGGTCAGATTCAGCTAAATATTCTATATCTTCTGATACATCTAATTTATATTTGTTTTTTATTCCTAAAAATCCGCCATAATAATTTATTCCATTATAAAAATTATGGTCATTTAGTAAGCCACTTGATAAAAAGGAAAAAAAACCATCAATATATGCTGAATTGTTTGGATCACAAATCTTTTTATATTTTGTTCTATAATCTTCACTATTTCTCTCTAATGTGCAACTTTCGGTTTCATCACCATCACTATATTTGGGTAATTCTAATATATTATAACTATTATCATATTTTCCAAGCATATATTTGATTGGATCAATTAATGGACTGAATTTAACATAAATTTTTTTATTATGTTTATTATTACTATTATCTATTATTGTTCCTAAAAATTTATTATAGTTCTCTTTTTCTAAAATAGATTCAAGTTTTAATTTATTATTTAAATTAATTGAATTATAATTAGTATTATTTAAATTAAAATAATGATTGTATAATGGTATATAATTTTGAATAGCTTCTAAATCTAAATATTCTTCTTTATTAATTACTTCAAACAGTTCCTTATTATTATTTTTTTTATAATTAATTTCCATTTAATTAATTAATTATAATAATTTTTTTAATATATAACACAATATATATTAATTTATTAGTTTATTAGTTTAAATATAAGTATATTTAATATACTTATTAAATAAGTATATTAGCAATGACATTAGAATTGAAAAAGTTTGAAATAAAATCTATCAGTTTTAGGCCAGATGAAAATAAAGGACCCGTTATTGTATTAATAGGTCGCCGTGATACAGGTAAATCTTATTTAGTTCGTGACTTGCTTTATTATCATCAAGATATACCAATTGGAACTGTTATTAGTGGAACAGAAGCAGGAAATGGTTTTTATGCAGAACATGTTCCTAAACTATTTATTCATGATGAATATAATACAGCTATTATAGAAAATATTTTGAAGCGGCAAAAAACAGTAATGAAACAAGTAAAAAAAGAAGTTGAAGTTTATAAAAAATCTAATATTGATCCTCGTGCATTTGTGATTTTGGATGACTGTTTGTTTGATGCAACTTGGACTAAAGATAAAATGATGCGTCTTTTATTTATGAACGGACGTCATTGGAAGATCATGTTGGTCATCACTATGCAATATCCTTTAGGTATTCCCCCGAATTTGCGCACGAATATCGATTACGTTTTTATATTGCGCGAGCCATACATAGCAAATCGGCGGCGTATATATGA